TAAATCTGCTCAATGTCAAGGGCTAAAGCTTCAAGCCATTGCCTGCTAAAGTCGCTCATGGCTTAAATTGTGGTAGCTCTGCAACGCCTATGACACCACAACCATGACATTCGGCTACTACTAACTCAGCAGGCATACGATCCTGAAAGTCGCGCACAATGCTGTGCTCGCGCTCTTCTTTACAGATTCGACAAAGAAGCTTCAGCATAAGATGATTTCTTAAATGTCTCGATAGGGCGCAGGTGTATTTGACCAACCCACCAGCTTGCATCACGGCTTGATTTATAGCGGTCGGATTTAGCAATGCTTATTGGAATCCAGCCTTGAATTGTGTAGCTGGGGCATGAGCCAGTGACCAGAATTGCTATGTCTGACGATCTATCGCGTGGCACTACGATTAGCGATCCTTCGGCATATCGTGTCCATTTGACCTCGATATTGGCACCAACATCGGCTTTAGCCTTAAATCGCTCATCACCTAAATCGCCATAATCGAGCCCCAGATATTCGCCCACTACCATCTCAGCAGCTATTGATTCCATCTGCAATTGGCAGAACTCAAAGAAGTTGCCCTTCATACGCTTCCAATCCCCGGGATTGTCTTCTTTGCGATTATATTCTTCGGCAAATTGTGGGAAGTAGCGTTGCGCTCTAATCTGTCCTACTTGACTGGCTTTCATTTGCTGTTCAGCATTTAGTTTATATCTCATTGCTCTAGCTCCTTAGGTGAAATCATCGTAATGTCTAGGCGCTGTGCTGATATTGCTTCCAGCACCTTGATGCGACCTTCAGGCTGGAATCGTGTGCTGATATAGCTTGCCTTCTCAACTATTGTTATGAAGTCAAGAATCTCGCCTGTGCTCGGGTGCATTGCGACATCTTCAATCACCACTGTGTCTAGCAATAGCTTCTTATAGCTATCACGAACACTCTGCACGATTTCTGTCGGCTTGTTTTGTGCAACCCATTTTGTGAAAGCTGCATCATCATTAATCTGTGCAACGCGCTTTGGCTGAATAAGCGACACTTTGGCAATGTCTGCGCCTTCTAAATTAGCCTTAGCCGAATCAGCGCCCACAGCTTCAAGCGCAGCAGCAAATTCATCTCTAAGTCGTTCTTTGGCATCTTTGGCGCTATCAGCAATCACAGTGATAGCAGCTAGTTCAAGTGCAAGATCGCGCAGGTTTCTCATCGCCCACGCTCCTGCAAATAATCTTGATAATCGGCTGGCGTGAGCCATTGACCATCAACTTCTTTCAGCCATATCGGTGGGCATTGATCTTGGCGCGACTTTGATGGGCAGGTGTAGCCCTGATAAGCCTTGCCCGTTTTGTCCGATATGCCTGATTTCATAATCATATGACCATGCTTGCAGACAGGCGATTGCCTTACGACTTCAGCGCCTAGCGTTGCTTGCAGACTCTCTATTGCCTCAGCCATAGATGGCACTGGATTACGCATTGCCTCAGTCGCAGACTTGGCATTCATCTGCTCTAACTCATAGGCCGTCAATAGGCTGTGCGCTGCATTCTGACGGCCTTTGTGGTCGTCTTCAATCCTTTGCACCTTCTCCATGTCTTGCCTCGTAGGTCGAGCATCTGAAGGCGTTAGAGCGCCTATTACGCGACCGTATGCCGATGTCACACAATTCTCGACCCACCAGTTCGCATTGATCTTAGATGAATCGCGCACTTCATAGGCATAGTCGATAGCTGCTGGCTTCTCATCTTCATAATTGCGATAAGCCAAAGCTTTAACCAAGATATAACCTGCCTTGATGTCAATGTCCTCGATGTAGCATTCCAAGCGACCAGATGGGAACTCAGCTCTAAAGCGCTTTATTCTGGCATTTACATCTTCGTAATTCTCTAGATTCCAAGCCATTATTCATCACCTACTTGAGCAGCTTGACGATTCTTGCCGCGATAATAGCCTCGGGCATAACCTTCGCCCCAGCCATCGCCGTGACCCTTACTAAATCCAATCATGAACGCCAAGCCCATAAGAGCTAAACAGGTCAAGATTGTGCTGATATTCATGTCCAATTCGTGCATTGTGTTGCTCCTGATCCAGCCACACATTCGGTGTCTGTGGTATCAGTGTGATACACAGCCCTGACAGATTCAAGCCTTATGTTCAGGGGTCGGCGTGTCGGCTGGCTTTGGCTTGGACTTTAAGCCATTGCCTGCAAGAACACCGCCAAGAGCGCCAGTCAAGAAGATTGCCATTGTTTTAAGTAGGTCAATAAATGCTGCATCGTTAGGCGCTTGCGATCCGATTGGCTGTGTGACAAATATAAGCGCGTAGGTGATTCCAATGCTAATAACTACAAAGACGGCTGAAAGAGCCACGCCAATAATTAAAATTAGTCGAGCGTGTATGTCCTCAGGATTTAAGCGCCTTTGATATCTAGGGGCTTGGCGTGTCAGCGATGTCGCCAACCAAGTCGGCAGTGCATGTTCCTGTGACTTTGCAGGCTGGCGGCTGGCACTCGGCTTTGCTCCAGTTGTCGAACTCTTGGCAGGGGTATCTGACCCAGCCGTCATATCCACAGCTTGATACCCCTAGCGCAAGAATACCTGCGATTAAGGCTTTGACAGCCCGAATGCAGAATCTTTTGGATTTAGCCATCGCAAAATTACAGGCGCAACAGCTGCAACGCCAGCTCCAGCAATTGCTTTTGGATCACTCTGCCCTGCGAGATAAACCGCCAGACTTGCCGCTAGAAATGATCTTGCCCATGATGCCAGTATTAGCTTCACTTGTGTCATTTTTTTTGCCTTTCTTTTTGACTTTGCTTGCGGCTTCCTCGCTTGCCTTGACTTCAGGATACGCCAAAGTGCTGACTGAATACTTTGGTCTAGCAAATCCAACAATCGGCGAGCCTTTGCCATAAGCGCGATTCTTTAGCATGACCATGCCGCCATTGCGCTGATTTCCACCGCTGAGCGCTGTGTTGCCCTCGACTGTAATCACTTCTTTACCTGCTACTGCGACCACAATTCCGATGTGGCTTATGCGATCTATGCCATCGCTCGGGAAGTCGAAGAATGCCAAATCGCCTGCCTGTGGATTCTCTGTGTGCCAGCGCGCCACATCTTTCATTCTTTGTGCGCCCATTGCAGTGCTCACCATTGATGGCAGCTTTACACCTGCATGATGCGCGCACCAATTGACAAATGATCCACACCACGGCAAGCCATTGGCTTTCGTGTGTTCGCCATATTTTGTGATGTTGTCAGGTGTTTCAATGTAGCCAATCTCACCCAATGCAATTTCGCAAAGGCGTTGCGCTGTGCCGTCAATGTATGTCATGTCTAAATTTATGCTGGCTTGCCTACATGCAATCCCGGCGGTAAAGGCTGGTCGTAATTCCACACTTCGATATAATCGCCAATGCCATCGCTATCATTACGCAAGGTTATTGTTCCATCAATGAATACATCATTATCTTCAAGTAAAGCGGGATAATATGCGACAATTTGATCGTAAATTGATTCTGTTGCCATTAGTTGCTCCTAATTCCTACGCCGTTAAATTGTGAAACTGAGATGCCGCTATCAACCGTTCTAGTTGCGCCTGTCATATAAATATACATTTCAAGATAATCAGTAGTTCCATTCATTGAAACTAAGCAAGAACCCATAGCAGTCAGGAGAGTTGCCGAGTTATGATCAACTAGCCTTGTATAAACAGAGCCATTCTTATAGAGATATAAAATAACTCTGCCGTTATTATTGCAAAGCAAATTGCAGTTAATTTGATAATAGCCAGCTTTGTTTGGCGTAAATGTTGAGCTGGCAAAAGTGCCATCTGAATCAAATGTTTCGGTCTGAAATAGCACTTTGGTATCTGTGCTAGCACTTGGAGTTAGAGTTGCATTTGGTGTTGCTGAGAATGCTGGGAATGTGCTTGTAGCAGGCGCAGCCCACTTGATTTTGCCATCAACTGAAGTATCTACTGTGAGCACATGCGTATTTGATCCAATTGCTAATCTTTGAACTGCATCGGCAGCATCGCCCACAATCAAATCGCCTTCGGCATCTACTAAAGATTTCGCAATTGCACCGCCTGCCAAGTCATAAGCTGATTTAACGCTGTTAGGTGTAGCAGCTTTAGTCGTTGATGTGCTCGATGTCGAGTCTTCTAATTGCACTGCGCCTTTTTGTGCAGTAGTGCCATCATCAATCCCGACTGTGACTGCGCCTGAGCTGCCGCCGCCTGTAATTGGTGAAGTCACATTGACTGCCGTTATGTCGCCTTGATCATTAGTAATCCACACAAAGTCCATGTTTGTATTTGAATTTTTAGCCAAGATTTGACCCGTTGTGCCGCCTATTAGGTCACCCAATGCGGTATCTACTGCCTGACCAAAGACTTCAAAGTCTGCTGGCAGGTCTTTGACAAGATCGGTGTTGGTCGGCATTTGCCAGCCATAGTTGCTAGTCGGATTAGCCATCTGTTCTCCTTACGCTACGACAAAGGCATTCTGCCATTGAAGTGTATTAGATATGGTCTGCCATTGCTCCGCGACACTCACGGATTGCCATTTCTCTGCAACCGTTGAGAATGAAACTGGCGAAAGCAAGACATTGACTTGCAATTTGTTAAAGCTTGATGTGAATGTCCAGCCCTCGACATAGCCCTCAAATTGCGACCCCATATTGACGGGCAGGTCAGTTATACGCAAAGGCAAGCCCATAAAGACTTCCAGCAATACATCGCGCTCAGCATCGCTTAGCATTGGATTTGTCAGCTCATAAGTCACTTGATCGAAGAAGGCATAAGGATAGGCTCGCAAATCAAGATAGAACTGTGCCTGATCTTCGGCATCAACTTTATTCTCTAATGATGTGCTAATGCTTTGCGCTAGATTGCCGTATTCGCGCACCGAATCTATGTCTTCGGCTGATTCTTGCTGATTGTTTTTATAACTAATTGTGATTTGATTTCGCACATCGCCAGAGCGCGTGACTGTCTTAACCCCTTGATAAATGGCATCGCCGACCAGTATCTCCTTATAGCCGTTTGTGGCTAGGTATAAGCCGCGATGTGTGCTGTCAGCGTATGCGATGCGCCCTTGAGCATCTTCATATAATTGACCGAGACCGCTACTGGCTAAGGCGCTTACTAGGGCATAGACGGTCGTAGTCGATGCGCTTCTTGCCGTTAGCTCATAATCACCCGGCTGATCTATCTCGCCCAGCCCAGTATTCTCAGCATCTTGCCATTGCTCAGTGGCAGGCTGATAAGCCTGCCAAGTAATAGCGGCAGGCACTTCAGCCCATGAGTTTAAGAATAAATCACTGAGAATGCTGTAAATCTGGTCACCGTCAAAGTCTTTGACCAATACGCCTTCAGTCAAAGTCCGATTTAATTTAGCAAGCGCGCCAGTTGCCACGATTTTAATGCTCTGCACGAACATGACCGAGCCAGCCGATTGAATGCCCACTTCAATGTCGCTAATCGTGCCGCCGAATATAGGCACATAAGCGGCGGTCGAATCCTGCACCTCAACGGTTAGACCATAATTAATCTCTGGCGCTATCAGTGATCCATCGGAATTAATTAGGACTATGTTGCAATAAGAAGCTTGCGCCTGCTCATAGATATTTGTCCGACCTGAACTAAGAGACATGCTTGCCAGCGTGACATCTGTATATTCAACGCCCTCAATTTTGATTCGCCAGACTGGCGACCATTGGCTCATGACAGAATAGAGCCAGCCGCTAGAGTGCCGCGATAAAAGCTATTATTTAGAATATCCACAATTTGTCGAGCGACCCCTTCTTTATCCAGCGCGCCAGACACATTGATGTTGAAGTTATTGACCACGCCACCGCCGCCCATTTTGTTATTGGGGATTATCACGCCATCGGTCTTTGGCACGAACATCTCCGCGCCGCGCTCGCCTACCACATAAGAAGTGCCTGCTTTGACTGGGCCGCCTGCTGCTTTGCCACCGCCAAAGAGACCGCTTACTACACTGCTAATTCCCTTAACTACTGGATTATTTTTAATTAGATTTATAAAGTTTCGTAATTGTTCGTAAGCATCGCCAATGAATCCTGCCAGCTTGCCAAAGCCTGAAATCAAACCGCCTACGACTTTGCCAATTGCTTCAAGTGCAAGCTTGAATGCGCCGCCAAGCACAGGCGCAACTTTATCTCTGACGAATTCTGCAAGGGCTTTGATGACGGGCTTTAGTTTATCAAAGCCTTCTCTATTTTCATCTACCGCTTTTTTTATTGTATTAAATGCATTTTTTAATCCTTCAAATGCTGGCGTAAATACGGTTATGAAGAAAGGAATTACTTTAGTGTAAAGAAATTCATACCAGCTTTTAAATGCTGGCAATAAGACATCTCTGACTATGTGAATCACGCCATCAATAATAGGCTTTAACTTCGGGCCAATCTCATCGGCAAATTTTTGAATAGCTGGAATGCCCTTTTCGACAAAGGCAGAAATTAGAGGCGTGATTGCATCTAAGACAAATGCCCCTGCCGTCTCTTTACCTTCATCAAATGCAATCTTTAGGCGATCCATCTTGACTGCAAATGTTTCTGCCTGCTCTGCTGCTTGACCGCCAAAGGTCGCTGCCAATGCTTTAGCTGCCTCATCAAATGTCATCGATTTTAATTCGGCTGCTGATAAGCCAACACCTAATCTGGCAAGTGAAGTCACATTGCCGTCATAAGCGCGACCTAGAGCCATGCTTACTGCCTCTAAAGATTTGCCACTGCCTGCCGATATATCTAAAGCAAGTGCCTGCAATTTCTGCGCTTCTTCAACGCTTTTCGTGCTTCTTACTAAGCGATCAAAGCTTGGTCTTAATTCATCATCGGTGACACCTACTGCCAGCGCCGTCTTTGTTATGTATTTCTCAACACTTGCCACCACAGCATTATTTGCACCTGCGACATTTTTTAAGCTAGTTGCTAATCTAATCTGTGCTTTCTCATCTTCGATTGCAGCTTTAACACCGTCAATTAATAACTTGCCTGCATAAGCTGCTGCCGCTGCCGCTGCCACCGCAAATGCTGCTGCTGCCTTCTTGCCAAAGTCTCCAAGCTTGCTGCCAAAACTTTCAACATCTTTGCTGCCTTCACCTAGATTTTTGCGAAGATTATCAACATCGGCAAGAATCGATAGCTTGAGTGTTCTTGAGCCAGCCATTAATCGAACCTCTTAACTATCTGTGCAAATGATTCTTCCCATTGTCTCACTAATTCATTCTGATTTGCCTTAAGCGTGGGATAAATAAAATAGCCTTGCGGATTCCAACTAGGGAATTGCTTAAAATTCTTTGACCCGAATTCCATACCGCCCCATAGCTGTTGAGTAGTTGCACCGCCTGAGAATCGCTGTGATGCGTAGCCAAATGACAATTCGCCAAGCTTTGATGATTTGCTTACTTTAGATCCTTCAGCAATGCGCCTAGCTGCTGTGCCAGATTTAGTTCTTCCAGCCGATGCAGAAATAATCTTGCCGCGTAAGAAATCAGCTAGAGCACTTGATTTCTCTTTAGCTTCGGCAAGTGCCTGATCGTCCATAGCTTTGAAAGCGCGCTTGATTGCGCCAAGCTCGCGCTTGTCATAGCTAATCGGATCACTTGCCATTGCGTTTCTCCAATATCTCCACAGCCGTCAAGATGTCTTCAGCCGATACCCATTCGCGCATCGGTATGCCAGTGGCGATTGCTAGTTCGACTACTAGCCGTCCGACTGAGCCACTGGCGTAGCTTTTGGGCTTAGCTCATTAGGATCAATCTCTGCGACTGTCTCTAGCCAAGCATCGTAAGGTTTTAACGGTGAGCCAGCAGCTTCTCGCTTGAGAGCTGCATAAGCCAAGAACGCAAGGTCAGACATTCCCAGCAAGTCGTCACCCTTGATGTCTGTAATCTTGCGCCCTGTCTTTATCTCCCACTTAACCCACTCAGGCGGCAGCACCGTTGCCGTCACTGTATCGCCTGAGCTGTATGTGATTGTAAGTCCTAGTTTCATGCTCCTGATCTCCTAATCTTAGGTGAATGACTCTGAAGGTGTGCCAACTACTACAAATGAGAATGAGACGGTCTGTGCATCTGGTGATGTGCCGCCTACGCTTGGGAATGCTGGCATTGCATTAAATGTGAAGACTGCACCTGTCACAGCTGTCAATGACACTGCCAGCGTAGTATTAGGCGCGGTCTCTGCTGCTGTCCAAAGTGCCTCACAGAGAGAATCTGCTGCGCCCCAGTCTGCAAGCATCTCCATTTCGAAGCCCCATTGATCGTCAATGTGTTTATAGGCTTTCTGATAGAGAGTCTGATAAGTCTCAATCGTTGGATCATTGCTGAGCGTTGCTGATAAAGCTTGCTCATCATAGTTCTTGGTAGCGATCGTCAAGACTAGATCGCGCCCCGTGATGACGGTCGTTGCCATTGTTGCTCCTTAGGTTTGTGTGTAATAGGTAGATATATTGATGTCGGCAGTCAAGTATTGAGCTGCCCCGATTAATGTCACCAGTGGGCGCTCTACCACGCCCACGATGTATCCAGCAGGCAAAGCCGCCAGAATGCTGATAATTAGCTTCTCGATATTGTCGAGAGAAGCTGGATTGCTGTTATATGAGACGATGGCTGTTGCCACGATATTAATTTTGATTTTGACATTAGCTTTGCCAAGTAATTGTGGCTCAAAGTATGGCGATCCCGGAACTAAGACAATCGCAGGACTTATGACTGACTCTGGCACACTGTTGTAAGTCGATGCAGCTAGGTTAGTAAATGCAGTCTTCAGCGCATCGCGCACATCTACTTGGATTGAATTGGCTGGCATTACTGGCACATCGTTTCGACATCGACATAAGGCGCAAGCAAAGCTTGGACTCTCGATAGCAACGATCTGCCGAGACGGAATGGCGTGGGTGTGAAATCAACGCCCTCAAGCTGACCGCCTATCGAGAGTCGGGATTGAAATATCTCTGTGCTAACTACATAGACGGCAGACTCAACGGCTGGCGTGTTAGCGTATAAGCTCGCTGCGTTGTAGCCTGATAAGAATGCTGTGCCTTGCGGAATGCTTGGCTGCAACTCGACATCTGCATTCGTGACGGCGGCTGAGAACACTTGACCAACATAAGTGCTGTTAAAGCCTGCTGGTAAGAATGGATATGGATAACCATATTGCGGCGAATAATCGCCAATAAATCTATAATCATTTGTGACAGTTTTTGTGCCGTTAAATATCGCTGGCAATCCTGAAATGACCAAGCTTTGCCCTGTGGTGAAGCCGTGTGGGCGCACGGTAAAGTAATAAGCAACATTATTGCTCAAGCTTACATAAGCAACCTTTGAACTATTTTGCACCAGCATCGGCAAGATTATGTCTTCCGCGCTGTCAATCACTTGCTCTAAATAAGCATCGTTATAAAGAGCAGAGCTAACGCCTAGCACATTGCGCAACTGTGTAGCTGTGATAATGGCTGGCATTAGCTCTGATCCTTTCGATTCTGCTGGGCTGACTCAGGAGCGAATCAGCCCATGACTAGGTGGCTATTAAGCCTTGTTATTGTGGAACGATCCTGCTGCAATTTTTGTTGCGATTGCGCCATAACCGTAATACATGCACTGGATTTGACCACTGCTGATTAAGTTTGTCTGCAACTTGACACTTGGAGATTCATACCAAGTATAGGCTTCAGGATCAACGATAAGAATTGAACCATCTGTGTCAGTGCCTTGCGCTGTATTAGCTGTGACATATAGATCAAGACCTGCAACATTGCCGCGGATTGAATCTGGGCGAACTACGCCGCCAGCATTCTGTGGCTGTGATGCGTTGTAAATTGGTCTTCCATTGTCATTTAATGTCATCAAGTTTGCCCACTGTGCAGTATTGACAATCATTGACTTTGCAAATCTTTGTGTGTTTGCATAAACCGAGGCAGCGCCGCGAGCGACAATGCCAAGAAGTTCAGCAGCAGTTGGATATGTGACGGTAGTAGTCGCATCGCCAGTTGCACCTTGGAACACTGCAAGATTTACCTTTGCATCTGTTGCTTTAGCGTATGCCGCAGCCATGTTCTTAATTAATTCTTCAAAGAATAATGGCGATGATCTGTCAAGGAGCTCTAAACTGAAGGTCTGTTGGCCTGCAAATTTCTGAACACTCACCGTGACGAACGCAGAATTTTGGTCTGTTTCAGATGGTGCAGCTTCTTCAGCTGTGATTGCAACAGTTGGCGCAACTGTAATCTTTGGAATCTCAAAGCTCATGCCTGCATCTGGCAAAACACCGCGAGAGATTGCATCAATTGATGGGCGCACTAATGTTGAAAGACCGTTGATAACCTCGGTCAATTGGCGTGTAGGAATAAGACCAGCGTTGTCGGTGGTGTTATCTGCTGCCGTGATGTATTGGCGCGCATTGTCATCGCCAAGTGTTGCGCGAATTGAGTTCTCCAGATATTTCGCTGGTGTGACCTCAATGCGTGGCTTTGTGTAGAACGCAGGGCGAGCATTTGCTTGCACCTGCAAAGAAGCTTCCACCGTTTCTTCAACGGCAGGAGCGTTTTGAACGGTAGTGTCTTCCACTTGTTCTCCTTCGGTCGGGGTTGATACATCTGAAACCTCTTTGGCTTCAGAATCTTTTTTGTCTTCATCGCTAGCTGCAACATCTGTGACACGCGCTGATCGCACTGCTGGCTCTGTCACTAGGCTGACTTCAACTAGCTCACTCTTACTAATTACCATTGCGCCATCTACTGTCTCATAATCATCAACTGCCACTGCTACTGAAAAGCCATCACGCAAGCCAGACATTGCTTCTTCAAGTGCATCTGTGCCTGCTGTGGTATTTGCAATCTTAAATGTCGCATCTATGCCCACATATTTGCCGTCTTCTTCGACTTCGTCCATTGATAAAGTCATGCCAATGGGTCTAGTGCGGTCATGCTCTAAATTGAGCTTGACTGATTTAATTGGAATAGAGCCAGCTTTGAATATAGTGCGACCTGCGCTAGTCACTGCGACTTCATCAAATGTCACAATGCGCCCAGATATTGTGCGAGCATTTGTATCGGCTGCCGTAATCTTTAGCGGCACTTGTATCTTCATCGGATCATGTCCTCTTCTCTTCGGATTTCTTCAGGTGTAATTGCGCCAATGCCTGCAAGAATTTGATAAACCTGCGCGCGCTCTAGTGGATTGCCACGCAAGAATTCGCCAAAGTTGAAGCGCGCATATTGTCCAGCAGGTAAGAAGTCGCTCATGCTTAATCTTTGCTCAATAATCGTCATGACTGGCTTAAGGCTGTAATCAATTAGGTCGCGCCTCTGATTGATTGCGTTGCTATAAGTGTTTGACATCGGATCAGAAGACGCGAACCATGCTGGAATGCCTATTGCTCTGCAAAGCTCTAGGGCTATGTATTGTCTGGCTTCATTTAGTTGGATTTCAGATGGATTAAAGCCTAATTTCTCCAATACTACATCGGCATTTAAAAACGCAGTGGCTCGCTCTTTGCGCGCTCTGCTCCAAGAATCTAAAAGTGTGCGAATGCGATCTGCTGGCATCGCTGTGCCATTTGTCTTCATAACTGTAAGTGGTGCTGGCTCTCTAGCGTAATTTAATGCCGTGCGCTCTAGCCAAGCGCCTGCCTTGATTGTTTGCCCTGCACGATTTAGCAATCCTTCGTCCATGCCCATAAATACTTTGATGTCTTGATTAGGCACTGCCATGCCGTCAATTGCATAGCCTGTTATCTCTGTGCTGCGCGCATTTGTCTTAACTGTCACACGAGTCGGTGCAATTCTTTCGGCAGCTCTTACGCGCCCATCTTCAGCATATCTGTCAATGACTTTTAAATATGCGTAGCCGTAGAAGATAATATCCTCTGCAATCCAGCTCCAGACATTTGCTCCCGGAACTCTTGGATCAGGTTGATTGATAACTCTTGGCGGCTCAATTCTTGTCTCTGTTGATTTCTGCCATACATCGATGTAAGTGCTAGCGACTGTGCTACAAATTATGTTGCGAGCGCGAGCTAATGTCGGCACAGCCATAGCTTCTTCTCTAAGTGCTGTGGTAGATGTTGCAAAGTATGATGCAAAAGCATCAAATGTATTCATTGGCAGATATTCGGCTGCCGTCACTGGCGCAGGAAGCGCCTTAGGCGTTCCGAATACAAATTCACGCAATCCCATGTCCGAATTGTCGCGCTCTTATATGCCTAGCCGATTAAAATATCAACTTCCGTCTCTTGGCGTGTCGCAAAGTGTGTCACTAGAGCTGCTGCGACTGTGGCACAGACTGCGACCTTTGATGCTCGCCGACCTATGACCCATGCGCCATCGCCATAAGGCAATTTTGAAGCTGAGAGAATTTGCTTTGTGAATTCGGGCTGACCTTTATGGCGCAGGCGATTAGAGACCACAGCCGAAAGCAATTGATCACAGCTCATCGCATATTCAACGCCGTCAATGTCTGTGGTCGCAATACCTGCTGGAGATAGGCGCATTGCCACAGCTGAAGCAGTGCGCTTGGAATAGACCACAGATTCCAGCCCTGTGAAGCGCCTAGCATAAGGCGCGATGTCATTGGCGATGGTCTTATCGTCTAGCGAGACAGGATTGTGCCAAGTGTGGAGAAGCTGGACAAAGAACCTTTCATCGTCAATTCTTTGAGCTGCAACCAGAGCTCCATGACGGCGATCAGGGCTAAGGTCTATCCCTAGCCATGTGGTCTTGCCTTCGTCCAGCTTCAACAATGTGTCCTCGCAGTCTGCCCATTCTTGCGTAGGAATTGCAGGATTGATTGAATCGACCCAGCGACATAAGACCTCGGTGCGAAAGACATCTGGCGCATCGTGTGTTGCCGATGCAATGTTGTCGATGTGAATAGTGCGACCCATTGACGGATTTGCATGCTTCCAATTCTCTAGATTGTGTATGTCATCGGTCGGAGCGCTCCATTCAAAGTAGCCGATGTCATCTGTGCCTGATCCTGCCGATGCCTGCAAGCCGCGCTCTCTCAGTTGATTAAGAATTACAGAATGGCTATCACCTGCATTCGATAAAGTCCAGACTTGCGGATTTTTAGCCGCCATCATTGTGTATTTCATAGATGACCACGCATCTAGGTCTTTGTGCTCTCTTAGCTCGTCCATAAAGACCGTCTCTGGCTTAGAAATACCGCGCGCGGCGCTATTGGCAGCCTTAACCATATAGCGCGAGCCATGAATCGTCTCGACTTCTTCCGATCCATGCGCCCAGCGAATCTTCTTGACCTGTTTAGCAAGCTCATCATTGCCTTCGATGATATTGACTAGATGCCTAAAAGTCTCTAGCGATGTCGTAAGCCTATGAGCTGAGCCAATTTGCAGTGAATCTTTCTGCACAAATAGACCCCAGAGAATTCTTGAAATCATAAGTGTGCTCTTACCATTCTGCCTCGCTACGACCGCGCAAATCAGTGGGAAGTGGAATCTGCCATCGCGCTTGACTCTCATTGCCTGCACTGCGAGATATTTCTGCCAGCCCATAAGCTCTAGACCGCATTGAGCACTGAAATCAATCAATTCCCAGCCTCTTGAGCGCAGATTTGGGACTTTAGATTGGATTCTTGGCTTCATATAGCCAAGTTCCACACCTCCTAATCCCGATGCGCCCTGAATCAAGCGAAGGTCAGCCATGTGATACCGATTCAGTCTGAGCTTGGCTTGAACTGGTTTGGTCTGCTCGGTTTCGTGGTGAAATTAAACCAT